CCCCCCCCCCGGCGCATGGCTCTGCGAGTGTTGAGGCCGCTCCAGGGGCCACCACATAATTATTTATTTTTTTTTGAACTTTATTATAGCCCATAGTATATACATGCCATATGGAAAAACACGACGCACTGCGGCTCGCAAGCGGTACACGCGAAGCTCGCGAACGAGACCTACGCGCTCTCGGACTTACAAACGAAGAACTTATCGGAAAACTAGCCGGATCAGGTCGCGCTGGACTAATCCGCTATCTCAGTCAAAGCTCGTCAAATTTGCCTACTCAGACGTTGCCTACAGCGTCTCACTCACTGCCCTCAACGGCTACTCAGCAATGCATGTCTTCCGTGGAAACAGCATTTTCGATCCCGACTACACTGGCGTCGGAATCCAGCCGTACATGTTCGACGAACTCTGTTTCGCCAACGGCTACACCAACTATCGCGTCGGAGGAAGCTCCATCAAGGTCTACTTCCGCCCTGGAGCAGAAATCCGTAGATTGCACGTTTTCGTCGTGCCAATGAGGATTGCCGCACCTTCACTACTGGACATCAATAACATCCGCAACACGCCAAATCATAAGGAGACCACTTATGACAGCGCCCAAGAATCAACAAGGGGTGCACAGCTCTCCCACTACTGCACGCTTAAACGCCTGTCTCCGGACTTTTCGGCACAGGATGCTGACGCTGCAGCATACTATACCGCCAATCCCAATTTGTTGTTTTACTGGTGTGTCATATTTATTGCTGACGGCATCACCGCCACCACTACCGTGTACTTCGACGTCAAGTTGAAATATTACACGAAATTGGTCCGAACGGACCTCCCCACTGAATCTTAAACAATTCCGGGTTTGCCCCTGTAAAAGCCCTTTTTTTTTCATAGTACTGAAGAGGTGGCTGCCTCTATTACCAGCCACCTTGGTACTAGGTACTAACCTCGGTACTATCGTCAAAAGACCCTCGGCAGGTCAAACCAGCGGCTCCTGAATTAATTATTTTAATTTAGGGATAATTATAGCCCATAGTATATAACGTACATGGAACTTTCCGCACAGTGTCAAGGAAAAAGTGGGGGAGCAGCATCCAGCTGCTCGGCTGGGCCGAAGGCCCAGCAAGGGTCGGCAGTGTCGAACTACTGCTTCACTTTTAATAATTACACCGCGGAAACAGAGGCGAAACTTAAGGCGTTCCTCGACACGGAAACGTCCTTTTACATCTATGGTCATGAAGTGGGCGCGCAGGGCACGCCGCACCTTCAGGGGTACATGCAACTCATTAAGCGCCAGCGCATGACGGCCATCCACAAAAAAATCGGGGTGCAATTGCACCTTGAACCGGCGAAAGGAACCGCCGGGCAGAACATCACGTACTGCAGCAAATCAGGCCATGAGATTGTCACTCACGGCGAATGCACCATCAAAGGTCAGCGCACTGACTTACAGCGCGCAACAGAGCTCATCACGGCCAACAAGGCCACTATGAAGGAGGTCATGACAGAATGTCCAGAGACCTTCGTCAAGTATCACAAGGGCCTTCTAGCCCTACATGAAGGATTACAGCCCAAACGCGACTACAACAACAAGGTAACAGTGTTGTGGCTTTACGGCCCCGCAGGCGCGGGGAAGACCAGATTCGCAGTTGACGAATTTGGCCCGGAAAACGTCTACATCAAGGATGGGACAAAATGGTGGGATGGCTACTCGCACCAGCGTTGCATCTTAGTGGACGACTTCGACGGCCAATGGCCTTTCCGCAACTTCTTGCGCTTCATCGACCGCTACGCCTATCAGGCGGAGTGTAAGGGCGGATATGTGGAAATAAACAGCCCTTTCATCATCATCACCTGTGAGTTTCCTCCGGCCCATTTCTGGCACGGAAATGAACTTGCACAAGTGACACGCCGCTTGGACAACATTGTCGGATTGGAATGCACCCCCTAAAACAGGCCCGAAAATGTGTGACCGGAAGACGAGCGGTTTTGACGCTCGCAGAAGGAATGCGCGGGGGGGGGCGCGGCCACCGGCAACGCGCATCCCCCCCCCCGGCGCATGGCTCTGCGAGTGTTGAGGCCGCTCCAGGGGCCACCACATAATTATTTATTTTTTTTTGAACTTTATTATAGCCCATAGTATATACATGCCATATGGAAAAACA